TCACTTTTTCGCCCCCTCCTTCCCCTGCGCCAAAATCCTTACCAGCCACCCGGGCACGGGTGCGCCCATGGCGGCGGCGTTCTCGGCAATGGAACCGAGCTCGGTAAAAATGTACCACACCAGCACCACCGGCAGCACCACGCCGTTCACCTCAAGGCCCAGCCCAGGCAGGTTGGCAACGGCCACCGCCAGCACGGCGTCGGTCAGGGCGCACACCAGCACAACGACCACCATCCCGGCCTTGTGCCAGATGCCGGCCCGGGCGACGGCGCTCGACCACGCGCCCCTGCTGGCCGCGGCGGCGCTGCCGCTGACCCAGTCCAGCGCCATGCAGGCGGCCCACGACACAACAAGCCAGCCCAGCCAGCCGAACGCTGCCGTGAACGCCCCGCACACCGCCGCCACAACGGCCTTGCCGCTGACAAACAGATTTCGTTTCTCCATTAAGCATCCCTCCATTCGCTTGTGTACAGTCCGGCATCCACCAGCCCGCGGGCCCGGCAGACTTCCAAAACCGCGTCCGCATCGCCCTGGGTGACCGGCCCCACCGTGATGACCTGCATCCGTCCCGCCGCGCCGTACACGCCGACAGCATTCTCGCACCCCGCATACACCGTCGGGTCCAGCCCGACGCCGCCCGCTGCGGCGCGCACCTCCAGGTGGCAGTGCCTGTACGGCGGGTCGGCCAGCGCCGCATTGCCGGTATTGCCCATGACAGCCAGCGCGTCCCCGCTCGCCACGCGCTGCCCGGCCTTGACCAGAAGTGACGCACAGTGGGCAAAATACAAAAAGTTCACGGCGTCGGGCGTCTGCCCGCGGTCCAGCTGAACACAGACATAATAGCCCCATTCCCAGGTCTTGTCGCGCCTGTCCGTGACGATACGCGCCCGGGTCACGCGGCCCGTGATGCGCTTGCCTTTATAGTAGGGCATTCGGATCGTCGCGTCGTCCATCCCGGCCAGGTCAAGCCCGCCGTGCCAGACCTTACCCCCGCCGCGGGTCCAGCCCCAGCGGGCGTAGGGGCAGCGCACCTCGGTGCGGCCCGCAAAAATTCCTGTCTGCTGCATCCTCAGCCTCCTCTGCGCAGGGTGTAGATGACCTTCATCGTCTTGTCGGCGGTCTTTTCCACCGACTTCGGCAGGTCGTTGATCGTCGCCAGATAGTTTGCCCGCAGCACACGCTCGGTACGGATGCGGCTGTCGCCGTAGTAGCGGCGCAGCGGCGTCAGCGGCTCGCCCAGCACCGGCGCTGTTGTGGAAAAGCCCGACGTCGTGTTGTCGTAGCCCGCCGCCTCGCAGGAGAACAGCTCGTTCTTCCCGGTGTTCAGCACCACGGCGCGGGTGCGGTAGTAGCAGTACAGCCGCCCGTCGTGGGCGTCGGACAGGTACGCCATGTCGTCGCCGTGCATCGTCACGGCCTGCACATCGGTGGGGTCAGCCAGCGGAAAGCGATAGATCTGCTCAGCCTGGTCCTGGACCATGTAAAGGCTGCCGCCGTAGACCGTGCCGTTCAGCGGCGTGCCGCGGTTCTCACTGATGAAGGACTGCAGATCAACGCCGGTGTTGTTCGGCACGGTGTAGTCCTTTGCCGCCAGTGTTTTTCTGTCGTACTCACGTATTTTTACAACGCCCCTTGCGTCAATGTAGTCAACCTCCGGCGCAGACACCAGATAGATTTTATCCGCCTCCGCGTCAAAGCAGATGCGGCAGTAGTCCTCCCCGGCGGAGGAATCCACCTGCAAAAAGTCCGCCACATTCAGCGTGTCGGTGCTCCGCAGGCTGTCCCACAGGCCGGTGGGGTCGCGGCGGAACAGGTCCAGCGTTTTCAGCCCCAGCGCATGATGCCGCAGCTCCAGCACGCCCTCGTCGGCGTTCAGATACCCGGCCACGGCCTCGTCCGCCTCGGGGTCGGCGTAGAGCAGCACGCCCTTCTCGTCGGTGGGGTAGGTCGTTTTGGCCAAAAGGCCCGTCAGCAGCTGGTCACCGCCCAGCGCCCCGCCAAAGCCGAGCCGGTCCGCGTTGCAGGCAGCCGCGTCCGGCGCGTCGATCATCTCGGAATAGTACGCACCCATCGGGTGGGTCAGGCAGACCGAGCCGATGACGCCGTTGGCCTGGCTCGTCGCGAACTCATAGACGTAGGTCACAACGCCGCTCCACGGGTCGATCTTCGTCTCGGTCAGGTTGGCGCTGCCGCGCACCGTGTTTTTGGTCGCGTTGACCTGTCCGGCCATCGCCGTGCCCACAACGCCCGCGCCCGCCGGGGCAAACACTGTGGCCGGGTCGCTGCCCAGCGGCGTGTCGTACAGCAGCAGGCCGCCGTAAAACATCGTCACCAGATCCTTCGGGGCATTCGTGTACCCCTGGTCGCCGCGCCACAGCAGCATGGCCTTGTTCAGGCTGCCGCCGTAGCCGTTAAAAATGTCCGACACTGCGTTGGTGATAAGATTATCGCTCTCCACCACCTCCACCGCGCCGGTGTGCACATCGGTCAGTTCAATGCGCGTATGCCCGTGCAGGGTCATTGCATCCGCTCCCTTCGTTTTATACATCGATGCTGCGTGCTTTTATTGCAATCGGCAGCAGTGTCTCCTCACATTCCAGCGTGCCGTCCCACGGCGTCTCGCTTGCCATGCCCTGCCCGGTCACGGTGGCCTTAATGCCGTAGGGCGCGATCTTCACCGTGCCGCCCGCGCAGACCAGCCGCACTGACAGCCGCGTGACCGTCCCAGCCTCCACCGACGCAAACGGGTAGAACAGCGCCAGCGTGTGTGCGCCCGTCTCCAGCCGCTGCTGCGGCGCAAAATTTTCCACCGGAACGTCGTTTATATAGTACCGCACGGTCAGCGTCAGTACCTTGCCGGTGTCGGGCGCTGCGTCCAGCAGCAGCTGCGCCAGGAACATAGCGCTCGTCTCCTCCACTGCCGTGAAGGCAATTGCCACGGCGGGCGTCTCCACGGTCTGCACCGCCAGCTCTGCCGGGTTCGTGAAGCTGTAATACACGATTCGCTTGCTCTCGGCGCTGTTCTGTAAGCGGCGCAGCGCTTTTTCCGTCGCACCGTCCGTTGTGCCGCCTAAGTAAGGGTTGCGGCCCACGCCCTTTAAAGTCTGCCGCCCGCGGTAGCGCCAGACGAAATGCGTCACGAGCATCTCGGGCGCAGTGCCGTCCTCCATCGGCAGCGCCACGCGGTCCCCCGGCTCAAACGCCGGGTCGCCGGGCATCGTCACGGTGGCCGGGACGTAGTCCAGCCTTTGCAGCGCCGCAAACAGGTTGTCGGTGATCTGCTGCCGTGTGGCGGGCAGACCCTTTTCGGCCAGCGTCATGTTGGAAATGCGCATCGTCAGGCCGGTATCCTGGCTGCGGCCCGCGGCAAAGCTGCCGTCGTCGGTCTCGATGCTCAGCGCCGCGTAGTGGCAGGCAAAGTCCGAGACCGCCGCCTCGCTGCGCGCCGCCGCGGTCAGCGCGGCACAGGGCTTTTCGGCAAAGGTGCGCAGCACCAGCCGCCCCGCGCGGTCCGCCGCCGCAAAGCCGCCCACCAGCTGTGCCACAGCGGCGGCGCACTCCCGCCAGGTAGACAGGCCGTCCGCGCCGCTCAGCTGGCAGACGAGGGCAGCGTTCGGGTTCAGCGCGCCGATCTCGGCCTCGGTCTGGCCCAGCGTCAGCCCGCAAGCCGCCGCGATCTGCCCCAGCAACGCATAGGCCGTGCCCTGCATCGTCGTACCATCGTATTTTTGCTGCAAGGCCAGAATGTTGTCATAGGCCTTGATGCTCACATACAGCGCGCGCCGCTCGGCCTCGGCCACCGTGTAAACGCCAAGCGGCACGGTCTCCCACCGCCCGCCGGGCAGCTGCAGGCCGTAGTGCAGCACGAGCTTTGCGCCGTAAAACGCATGGCGGCTCAGGTCGGTGCGCAGGTTGAGCGCCGCCTGACCGAGGTAGGCACAGCCAAAGGCCAGCTCCTCCCCCGTGACGCACTGGTTGTCCAGCGTCAGCGACCCGCTCATGAGGTCTGCCGCGTCCAGATCCAGCACCGTGCCGTTTGTCAGCGTCAGCGTGCCCGTCACCCGGTCGGTCCGCGTCCGTGCGCGGATCGCGGTTTTGTAGGCATCCGATACGGAATAAATTGTCACTCACCTCGTTTCCACATCCAAGTAGGGGCGGGGCATGCCCCGCCCGCAGCCATCCCATAGACGGCCTGTTGCGGTAAGGCCGCGGGCCGGACATGTCCGGCCCCTACCAGCTGCAAAATTCTGCATTAAAACTCGATCAGATTCACCGCCACCTCCCACACGGCCTGCCCGTCGCGGGCGGCCTTCAGGTCGGCGGTGCGGTCCCCGGCGTACATCTTCGCCGTGCGCACGCCGCCAAAAAAATACTGCACGGTCATGCTGTCCGGGGCTGTGGCGTTCAGCACCTTGGCGCAGTCCGCCGTCGAGAGCGCCGCCCAGCCGGCGCTGATCTTTGCCACGCCGCCGCGCACCCGCTCCCGCACAAGAACGCCGTCCTCGGTGCGGCCCGTGCCGCTGCTGTCCAGATCGGAGAGCTGCACCTTGTACGCACTCGGCGCGGGCAGCGCCGTGCCGTCAATGTTCAGAATTTCCACGCTTCACCTCCCGCCGCTGCGCAGGGCGCGGCGATTCTGGCTGTTGGCGATGACGCTGTCCAGCAGCTCCTCGCCGATGTAAATGTTGATGGGCTGGCCGTCCGCGCTGCCCTGCCAGCCGGCCAGCGTCTCCGCCATGGCCTGCTTGATGGTCGCCAGCGGCGCTTCCACATTCGTGCCGGTCGTCTGGTCACCGAGCATCGCCAAAAACTGCCGGTTCGGCGGGATGACCGCCCCCTGCGCCAGCGCCGGGACCGGCACCGACGCCGCGTAGCCCAGTCCGGGCAGCGCACTTTGGCTGCTGACCAGCTTGCCCGCGCCGCCCAGCACACTGCCTGCCATGCTTTTGGCATGTCCGATGGCCGACAGCAGCCCGTTGATGGCCGCCGCAATGGCCGCGACCATGCTGCGCACAACGCCCAGCACCGTGGAGACCGCCGTCTGCACAATGGAGACGATGCGCCCCCACACGGTAGAGACCGTCGCGGCCATCGCAGCCCAGGCAGCGTCCCACTCGCCCCGCAGCACGGCGGTCAAAAAGTCGGCCATACCGCGCAGCACCGCCAGCGCAATCGTGATGCCGTCCGCAATGATGCCCGCCGCACCGGTCACCGCCGTGCCCAGCGCCGCAAACACCTGCACGGCCACGGGGGCCAGCGCCGTGATGAGCCACTGCACAAACGGGGCCAGCACGGTGTTCCACAGCGTCAGCAGCAGCGTTGTCACCGCGCCGAGGCACACCGTCAGCTCGTTCCAGAGCGGCTGCAGGTGCGCGGTCCAGAGCGCACCCAGCAGGTCAAACAGCTGCACCAGCACAGGCTGCAGCACCTCGCTCCACAGCGCCGAAACGATGCCGACGACGTTCTGCCACCCCTGCGCAAGGCCGTCCAGAATCGGCTGGCCGTAGGCGGCCCACGCCTGCTCCATACCCGCCCAAAGCCCCTGCCAGACCGTGTCCAGCAGCGCCAGCGCGGGCTGGACCACCGTAGAGAGCGCCGAGCAGAGCTGCTCCCATACGTCGGCTGCCGCCGCGGAAAGCCCCTGCCAAACCGTCTGCCACGCCGCGGCGAACGGCGCAAAAAATCCCTGCAGGTACGCCCAGAAATCCGCCCACGCACCGCGCAGGCTCTCCAGCACACTCTGCCAGACTGCCGTCAGGCCGCTCAGGTCGCTGCCCGCTGTACCGCTGCGGCGTGCCGCGGTGGATCTTGCGGCCTTCTCGGCCTTCGCCGCGGCCTCGGCGGCCTTTTGCTGCTTTTCCAGCGCCGCCGTTTTGTCCTCCGCCGGGGCGGACAGGCGGTTGATCTCGTCAAATTTTGCCAGACTGCGGGCCGATTTCACGCTCTGTGCCGCCGCAGCCCGCAGCGACACGCGCAGCTCGTCCACAACGCTGCGCGCCTGCTGCCCGGCGTCGCCCACGCTCCCCAGCGCCGCAGAAATTCTATCCAGCGCCGTGCGCAGGGACGCCGAGGGCTGCTTCAGCGTTGACAGCTCGTCAAAAGTCAATTCCGTCGTGTATCCTCACTTCCTCTCCTGAATACCCATTGCCCTGTAGGGGCCGGGCACGCCCGGCCCGCATGCTTCCCACAAGCGGCTGCTTACCGTACAGCGCACATTCCCTGCACGTCAGCCTTGTCCTCCCAGCAGCGCCAGCAGCCGCCTTTTCTCCGCCTGTTCCTCGGCGCTCTCCACGCCCCGCAGCTCCACCACGGCGCGGTGGGTGCGGTAATAGTCCAGCTCCCAGTTTTCCAGCCGCTTGCCGCGGCGCAGCTTATCACGGATGGCCACCACCGTCGCAAAGCTCCCCTCGCCGATGGCATCGAACCACGCCAGAAAGCTCCACCAGTGCAGGTAGGGCAGCGTGCGCACATCCTGCCCCGCGGCCTTGCTGATGCCCGCGGCGATCAGCGGTGCGTCCTGCTGCCAGTCCATCAGCGCGGGACCGGGGCGGGGCTGCTCGCGGCGGCCCGCCGCCAAAAACTCCGTCAAAAACTGCGTGGCATCGGGCCAAAGCGGCTGCGGCAGCGCGGCAAATTCCGGGTAGAACAGCCGCATGGCCACGTACCAGCGCTCGCTCTGGTCCAGCGCCGGGTCTGCCTGGCCGTTCAGCCAGCGCAGCAGCTCCAGCACGTCGCGGTAATCGCTGCGGATGGCATACCGCACGCCGCCCAGCTCCGCCTGCATCGGCAGTCCCCATGCCCCGGTCATACCGCGCCCCGCTCGGCGCGGGCGGCATCGGCCCGGGCTGCGGCGGCATCGGCGGCAGCGGTCAGGCGGCGCTCGGCGCCCTCGCGCAGGATCGGCGTCAGCGCCTCCAAAAGGTTCTGCACCACACGCTTGCCGTTGGCCCCGACGCCCGCCAGGTTCACCCCGCCCAGGATCGCGTCAAAGTCGTTCTCCGCGCCAAAGATGCCGGTCAGCAGCTTCTTGATCTTGCCGTCGTACTCGTTCAGCAGGGCCAGCCCCGCCGCGGCGCGCTGCTGCTCGTCGCCGTCCAGCGCCGCCAGCGCCTTTGTCAGCGCGGCGTCGTAGCTGTCAAGCTCTGCCCCCGCCGCAAAAAAGCGGTGGTAGAGGTTCGGGTCTGCCGGGTTAAAGCGCAGCACCCCGCGCCCGTTGACGCGGAATTCCTCCACGCCGGTGTCAATGTTCAGCTCCATCGTACTCTCCTTTCTTCAAAGCCTTCCCCCTCGGGGAAGGCAGCCGCTCTTTTGCCTGTCACGCCTGCGTAAACTTCTTGGTTGCCGGGTCAAACGTGCCTTTCGTCTTGACGCCGGTGTAATGCACGTTGAACGGGATCTGGTAGCCGGTGGTGTCACCGCCGTAGCTGACGACCTCGATGTAGCATTCCTCGCGCACGGCGGGGTACGCCCCCGCCGTATCCTTGTCCCAGAGCTTGACCTCGACGATGTCGGTTTTCAGGTCATCCAGCACCAGATCGCCGTCGATGATGGCCTGCAGACGCTCAAACAGCGGGTCGCCCGGCTCGGCATAGTAGGGGCTGACCTCGCCCTGTTTCTGGTAGCCGTTGATCGTAACCGTCGTCTCACCGACGATATTCGACTTTTTCTCCACGTTCGCGGTCAGCTCGGGGGAGTATTCCTCCAGATCGCTGCCCAGGCGGGTGTAGCTGGCGTCGCCGCTGCCAAAGGCGGCGTTCAGGTAGTGGGCCATGTACTTGCGTTCAATTTTCATGTGGTTTCCTCCGTATAAACTTGTGTGTATTCCGCTTGTAAACGCACGGTGTAAACCGCCGTGCCGCCCGCGTCGGCGCGCTCCATGCGGCCCTGCTCGGCGCGCAG